GTCGCCGTTTGCATGCTCCACCCCACCAGAGCCACCAACAACCGTATACAGCGAACTGAGCTTGACGATATTACTGTCGTTGATTTGGTTTTGCGAGTGCTGATGTGCGTAGTAGTCGGGCATGCCAACCATCCTTCCAGAGAGGGGGAACCGGACGAGGGAGCAGCAGGTGAACGTACCTGCTGCTCCCTCCAATCAGTCTACGCCGCAGTTACGTTGAGCAACTTGAAGAGGCGACGACGGTTGCGCGTGGTGTGGTTACCGAATGTCGTGATGAACGACACTCGAGCATCCAGGGTGTTGCCCGAAGCGCTGCCGATTCCGGCACCTGATGCTGGAGCGCCGAGCGACCCAGTCATGTTGTCGGTGAACGGCGACTGCTTGAAGTTGCGGTCACTGTGCAACTTCAGACCGACGTACTTCGAGTTGATGCCGTAGAACGACGCCGAAGCATCGGACACCGTTCCCTCGGTACCACCGGAGCACTGGAAGTCCCACATCATCGGAACATTCTTGAACATCAGGTTCTGGAACCCGAGGTTCGCCTTCGACGTGTCAGTGTACCGCACCTGAGGGGTGAGGCTCGACTCGTAAAGGCTGAAGCCGAATGCGTTGGTGAAGATGGCGTCGACAACGTCGGGGCCAGCGTCGCTGGTTGCGTTGTAAAGGGCGCGAAGAGCGTCCTCGAGGCCTGCCCCGGTGAGGGCTCCACCGGTCGAGTTGACCTGTGACTTCCACCAATCATTGACGCCAGAGCCCGTGACGATTCCACCAACAGCGTCAGCATCGGCGTTGCCGATGATCTTCGTGATGGGGGTGAAGTCGTTTGCCGGGGTCGTGCCGGCGTAAGTGCCGAACAACATGCCGTTCAGGCGGGTCTTGAGGGTGTCCTCAGCCTGCATGATTTTGGCTTCAAGGAGATCAACAATCATCTCCTTACCGTTGTTCTGCGCCTCTTCCAGGCCGCTGATCGCGATGGTCGCATAGAGCTGCTTCCAGTCGAACTGGGCGGCTGAAGCGGTCGGCGTCGGCGTCACCGTGAGGGTATCCCACTCGGCGTAGCTGTCTGCCTGACCTTCGGCGTACATGACCGGCTCAACGATGGAGATACCACCGGAGATGGTCTTAACGCGACCCTTGCTCATGTAATGGTTGAGCAGCGGACGGGAGTTGAAGACGTTGTCGGTCAGCGTCTTGCGGTAGTTGTGCATGGTGGTCGACAGGATGTCGTTCCACGTTGTTGGGGTGTGTGAGGCGAGTGCCATTTTAATCTCGTTTCAAATAGGAAAGGAAGCCGAAGGGCTATCTCACCCCAAGCTGCTCAAGCGTGGAACGAATAGCTTCTTCAGCGGTCATCGGTTGGACAACCTGTGCCGGTGCTGTCCCGACTACACCTGTTCCGGTACTGATGGCGTTCGAAGCCTGAGCTGCGGCCTGCTGTCGCTGTGCGGTCTCGGCTACTCCAGCAGCGGTTGCTTCTGCTTGTGCCGAGTTTGTCGCTTGCGACTTCTGGTACATCTGAGACTGATAGATCATCGGGAACATTTCTGGACCGACTCTCATTTCGTACGCCTGTCGAATAACGGATCTAGCGTCTTCGGGTGTTGCTCCGTACTGGCTTTGAAGAGCTCCGATTGACTGCGAGATTCGGGCGTCGGCCTGCTGGTTCGCGTACACCTCCTCCTGAGCACTGATCCGCTGTTCGAGCGCTATGCGCGCCTGACGCTCTTGGTAGAGCGCCTTTTCCAACGGATCACTAAACTCAGGCTCAACCTCAGTGGCTTCAGCGATGTTTTGTTGCTGATTTGGCGTGAGATTGAGAAACTGCTCGACGGTGAGGCCAGCCTGGGAGGCCAGTACCTTCATCGTCATTCCAGGGTCGTTCGACACTGCTCGGGCAAGATTGACAGCTTGCTCGGCTTCTCGCCGAGATGCTTCTGCTTCTTGCTTGAGTGTCGCGGCTTCCTGGAACCGTTTAGTTGATGCTGCCTGGCTGTTGTAGCCGGACAGTGCTTCACTTAGCGGGACGACGACCTCTTCACCATCGACGGTAAGGCGGACCATCCGATCTCCGATTTCGGAGGTGTCGAGCAGGTCTGCCTCGTCAAAGGCTGGGGTCGCTTCGGTAGCTTCTTCGGTCGCTTCGACAACGCCTTGTCCACCGTCATCAACGATGGGGGCCTCTGTTTCCGCTTGGACTTCTGAGACGTCACTGAGATTTGTCATCACTCGCAAGCATAGACCCATATGTGACTAATGTCACGCATAACGTACTAGGTGTTGGTGGGAACGTAAAAAGCGCACCAACGAGGCGCAGTTACCGAGGACTACCAAGGACTAAGTCCCTGGCCCTTCACTCTACGTGTCAGTGCGCTTTCTACAGCGGTGTTAGTGTATCACGCCCAAGGTGGCGGGACGTCAAGCATCTCCGGTGGCGGGGCCATCGAAGGATCCCCTCCAGAGCCTACCGCCATCATCATGGCCAACAGCTCCGGCGTGAGATCTTGAGCGCCCGGCCCGAGGTTCGGATCCGTCTGAGGACCCATCTGCATCCCACCCTGCGGAGGAGGTCCACCCATACCCGGCAGCATCTGCTGCTCAGGAGGCATGTCACCATCGGGCATCATTGAGCCATCCGGCATCGCATGCATCCCGCCCTGGGGAGCCTGCTCCTGCGGGGGTGCCTGCTGCTGAATGAACCGCTCGGGATCCTTCTCGCCAAAGCCGTCACGAAGAAGCTTCTTGTACAGAGCGACCGGATCAGCAACACCCATCGACACGAACTGCGCCGACACGTCAGCAAGCTGGAGAGCCGACTGCCGGCGGAACGTCTCGTTATGCGGCTCAGTCGAGCCACCACGGACTTCGTAATCAAACTCGCCCTGGATGTAGTCCTTGTCGTAGTTCACCCAACCAGTGACCGGCAATGTCACAACCCGAGCAACCTGCTCGCCCGTCATGTACTGCTGCATAAGCTGAATGACACGAGATCCACATTCGGCCAAGATGAGCTCGATCTTCATCAAGCGATCCTGGGCACGGGCATTGGCGGCGTCGGCGATCATTGCCGCTTCGGTCGCCGTGCGCCTGGTCGAGGACTGCGGGTTGCCCTTGGCGTAATCGCTGACGCCAGAGACCATGTCCATGTCGTTCTGGATCATCGCCGATTGGTCGAAGAACTCAGCAGGGCTGATGATCGCCGGCACCGGGGCAAGCACGCCGCTCAAAGCCTCGTCACTCTGGACGGGAATCATCACATTGTCTTCGTCAGACTCCAGCGCCTGGATACCTTCACGGTCGAACGCGTCCTTACGGTACGTCCACGCACGACGGAACTTCTTGCGATAATTCAACATCTGCGTACGTGTCTCGTTCAACTCGAGCTGCAGCGACTCGATCTGCTGCACGTCACCCATGCAGTAGAAATGGTCCGGCACCTCGTAGTTGCGGAGCATCACGAACGGATGGCCAGACGCGTATGGGATTTCAGAAGGCTTAATCAAGAAGCCTGCGTCGGGCTCATTGTTGTCGTCGCCATCGCCGTCGATAGCAAACGTCGAGACCGTGTTCCGCTTGATGTCGTAGAACTCGATGACCTCGGCGTACGTCAACGCACCCTTGTTCGGCTTATCCGATGATCCCGCATCGCTCCCTGCGCGAGCATCGCCAGACTCCGTGCTCCAAGGACTCCAGTGCGAACCGGAGACCCGAGCTCGCTGCGTTGTCGAGTAACGGGAATCGACCTGCACGTCAGCCACGGGACGCCAGGTGCGCTGGGCGATCCAGCGCATCTCCTTCGGGTGGCGGGCGTCGGGGTCGACGTATATGTCGAATATCGAGAGGCGCTCCACGAAGGGCTGGTCGTCGCCCGGCTCAATGTTGAGTTCGGACTCGACGTTGCCTTCAACATCTTCACGGTCGTCAATGCCCTCTTCGCCGCCCTCGGAGCCGGATCCGGCGTCGGAGTTCTGCGGTGTAGCGCCGTCTGTCGCCTTACGTACCGGCTTCTTGGTTGATTTGTAGCCGATCTTCAGCCAGCCCTGGCCCGTGATCAGCCAGTCGAGTACGGCGAGGCGGAAGTCGCGCTGGAACTCGTTCTTGCGCCAGGCGTAGTTCAGCACCTCTTCGGTGATGACTGCCTGCGGTGCCTGCTCGGGCTTGCGGGCGTTAACCACGAAACGTGGGTTGTTGATCGCGACAGCGGGGGCCATCACGTTGATCGTTGAGAAGATCAGGTTGACAATCAACTGGTCGGTGCCAGTCTTCGTGTCCCAGTGGCGACCCGAGTACAAGTCGATGTACCGACGCCACTGCTCATCGAAGCCGTAGCCCGAACGGGTTGAGCGCCAATTCTTTGAGCGCTCAAGCTCGTTGCGTGCAAACGCCAGGAAATCCCTGTCGGTCATCTTCTTTGCCATTAGCGGGATTCCAGACTTGAGTAGTTCGATGATCGCTCGATGCCACGTGCGGCGAGCTCTTTATCATTGGATGTGCCGAAGTTCTCGGTTTTCCAGTCGCTTGCCGTCTGGTTCCAACCCTTGCGCCCCTCACGGGCGGAGCCACGGAACCCAAACGTTGTTCCTGATATACGGTGCAAGAAGCAGAGACCATCGCGATCCACAGGCTTCCCGCAACCCCCCTCGTCGCAGATCATCCCTTGTACTTCACCTTACGCTTCGGCTGCTCAGCCTTGGGCTCGGCAACCGGAGTGGATTTCGGCAAGTCACCTCGAACGATGGGACGTTTCGTCGGACGGGATCGGTCTTGAATGCGTGTGCCCATAGCTGTTCTCCTCAAATAGACGTGTCGTTGGTCACATTATCGCAGAAAGTGTGACCAAAGGCACGTAAATCGTCAGAAAGGCGACTTGGTCCTAACGTAGTTCGCGCCGATAGGTGGACGCTTCGGCCTGTCGCCCCACGGGCGACTGCTGGACTTCTTGTTGATGATGTCGGAGAAACTCTCCCCGTAGGTGCGCCTCTCCCAATCTCCGAAGCTGCCCGGCGGCGGATTCTTCTCGGGAGTGAACTCAGCGAAGAACACGAATTTACGCATGTAGTTGCCGATAGCCAGCGACATGGTCCGGTCGTCGTACGGCGAGCCGGACATCTTCCCCTTGTCGTTGTAGGTGAACGTCTTCAACTCGGCAAGGGTGTGAGCGTCCGGCATGTCGAACTCCCCACGCAACGTCCCAGCGAGCTCATCGATAATCAGAGGCTTGGTGACCTGGGAGGTGCGGAAGCCGAGTACGTCGGTAGGAACGGACCTCTTGTATTTCGGGGAGCGCTCGTAGTAGATTGGGAAGTACTTGGTCCCCTGCAGGTATTTGAGCGTCGTCAGGCCGTGCTGGTTCGACTCCACACCAATCAACGCCTGATTGTAAAACCTGCCGATCTTAGGCAGAATGTCCCGACCCAAGATGTCCGGCTCGACACGGGCATGGTAGGTCGCCACCAGTGCCGGGTTACGGCATGCGATGACGTGGACGGACGAGAAGTCGCCATGCTCAAAGCCCTGGGCAACGTCGACACCGAGGACGTACTTCTCGCCCTCGTCGGGGTACGCCCAGATGTTTGTCGCCGAATCGATTGTGCGAGAATCCTCAATGAAGGCGCCAGCCGGGCCAAAGAACCCCGTAGCAATCGGCGGGCGCGTCTCGTACTCACGCAGGCGAGTCAGGTTAAACACCGGCCGGCCGGACTTCAAGAAAGCGTCCTCGGCATTGTCGGGATACTCCTGAGCGAGCTGGTGTGGCTCGAGGTCGCCAGCCTTGGCGTCGTACCAATCCTGGTCTCGGCCGTTCGCCGACCACGGGAAGAACAGCGGATCGAACCGGTTATTGCCTGCAACCGCCTCAACCCAGAGCCTGTGGAACAGGTTCCCCTGGCCGTTAGCCGTCGAGAGCATCACAACGCGACCACCAACGTCGGCCACTGGCTCAATGGCGGACCACGCTTCCTCAGAGTTCTGCAGGAAGGCCAGCTCGTCAACGATGATCAGATAAGCAGACTCACCACGGGCCGGGTCAGAAGCCGAAGGCAGGGACTCGATGTAGGAGCCGTTCGTGAACTCCATCTTGGTCTGCGTAACATTCACCGGCCCAATACGAAACTTCATCCACTCAGGCAAATATTGCATCGCATACTTAGCCTTCTGCAAAAGCTTAATCGCCTCACGCTCAGTCCTCGACAACATCAACACCGGCCGGTCAGGGTGGAACGCAACAAGCCACAAAGCGTAAACCGCCACCAACGTCGAGAAACCAATCTGCCGCGCCTTAAGCACCAGCGAATACCGGCACGACAACCACGACCCCACCGCCTCAACCTGAGCTTCAAACGGATCAAACTTGATCCGGCCATGTTCAGGGTGACGAATATGAACGTACGTCTCGCAGAAATGCAGGAACGCAACAAGGTGCTCGTCGGGGATGGCGGTGTTCAGCGCAGCGCACTTACGGAACTCGCGCTCCTGCCAAAGATCCTCCATCGAGAAATCTTCGGGCGATAGGTCGCTCACGACTTCTCGCGACGCTGGGCGAGCTCGTCGACGGCCTTCGCTGCGAGAAGCTCATCGAGCTGGTCGTCAGTGAGTTCCGACGGCTTCACGCCGTGCAAGTTCACATCCACCTGCGTCTTGGACGGCCGCAGCGACCCCTCAATCTCAAAGAAGGTCTTCGCAGCCTGGACGTGCTTCGGGTCGTCGGCGTCGGTCGCCGTGGCCATCAACGTCTGCATGATCTTCATCTTCGTCTCGGGCGAACCAATCGTCCGTAGGTACTGGGCGTCCCAGGCCTGCAGGAACTCAACGTCACGCTTCCAAGCCGACAACTGCGACGGGTCAACGCCCATCTCCCCAGCGAGATCGGCCTGCGTCCTGGGGACTCGCTCTGCCTTCGGGCGGAGTAGCCACTCGATGAAACGGTTCTGGTCTGCCAACATAGCCATGCTGTACAGCAT